CAAGCTTATATCAAAGTATTAACCGAAATATTAGCAGTATGATTGAAGTAGAATGTAAACAATGCGAAGGCAAAGGTAGAATCGAAGTATCTACTGATTGCTTTCAACCAGCTTGGAATTGTTGCGGTGGATGTACAGAAGTGATTGAGTGTCCAGAATGTGAAGGTAGCGGAGAAGTTGAAATAGAAGAAGAATGGGATGAAGACGAAATTTAAAACAAAATACAATTTACATAAACACACAAAATTGTAAAATATATTTAAAGTTATGAAAATAGATAGAATAGTATTAAACGTAATTAAGAAGTTTGAGAAACGTGCAGATGATGGTTTAAAGAAGTACGGAGTAACACTTGAAAGAACCGATTTAAGCACGTTAGATTGGATTGAACACGCACAAGATGAGTTAATGGATGGAATTTTATATTTAGAACGCTTAAAACAAGATTTAAAATGAAAATAGAAAACGTAAAAGAAGTAATTGAAAGATACCAATTAGATAAAAAAAATAGAAAGAGAGAAGTGATATACATCCGTTCTATTTTATATACGCAGTTGCGAAACGAGAAATGGACTTTAGCACAAATTGGTAAGTTATTCAACAAAGACCACGCAACAATATTGCACGGATTAAGATGCTACCAAGAAAATATTAAATATCAAGACTTTAAAGATATTAATAATCGAATAGAGCAAGAGTTAAATTTAGCAACACAAGAAATAGAACCAGAATCAAAATTGCAATTAACAGAAATTGAACTGGATATTTTAGAAGCTAATAACATTACGCAGTTCTACGAGATTAAAAATAATTTGATAAAAAAGTTATCAATTAAATAAAAATGTTTATATTTGCATACGTTATTAACAATTTAAAACTAAGAAAATGAAAAATTTATTTAAAGCATTAGCAGAATTTCAACAAGAAGTTCCAGTGATTCACAAAGCAACACAAGGTTATGGTTATACCTTTGCAGATTTACCAAAAATCTTTAGCGTAATTAATCCACTATTAAAAAAGCACGGCTTAGGATTTACACAATTAATCGAAAACGAGAATTTAACTACTATTTTGTTTCACGTTGAATCTGGAGAAACGATTGAATCTAAAATGGCATTGCTTAAGGATGTCAGGTATACGGAAGTCAACTTACTTACTTTAGACGTTACGCATTAAGTTCTATTTTAGGTATTGTAACAGACAAAGACACAGACGCTGGTGGCGAACAAGTAAAGAAGCCAAGAACAATCACAGATGATCGTTTTAACAAAGCAATTGAAGCAATAGGAAAAGGTCTTGCTAAGAAAGAAGACTTATTGCAATTTGAGTTAACAGAATCACAAAAATTAACATTCGCAACGCTATGAGTTTACTATTTAGATGTTCGCAGTTAGGCAATTTAATGACAGAATCTCGTACAAAAAGCGAGGTTTTGTCAGCTACTGCAAAGACGCTTATCGAAGATATGTTTAGAGAGAAAGAATTAGGTATCTACAAAGAATTTAGTTCACGCTATACTGACAAAGGAAACCAAAACGAAGATATAGCTATTGAGTTGGCTTCTGAAGTATTAGACTGGAATTGGATTTTAAAGAACGAAGATAAGTTTAAAAATCATTACATTGTAGGCACACCAGATTTGGTTAATGACACTTTATTAGCTGATATTAAATGTAGTTGGAGTGGTGCAACGTTCCCAATGTTTGACAAAGAACTTAAAAATAAGGCTTACTATTGGCAACTGCAAGGCTATATGATGCTTACTGGACACAAACAAGCTGAATTGGTTTATTGTCTTACAAACACACCATTTGACATTGTAGAAAGTGAAGTACGTAAAGAGCATTGGAAGTTGAATCTAATCGAAGAAGATTTACTGGTGCGTGAAGCGGTGCAAAGTTTACACAATTTCGACCACATACCAAACGATTTAAGAGTCAAACGATTTATTGTAGAATACAACGAAGCGGACATTGAAAAATTAAAGCAAAGAATTGAAGTTGCACGTGAGTATTATCAAGAATTATTATTAATTTTAAACAAATAAAAACAAAGTAAAATGAGTACACTTATCAACGCATCAATTGATGTAACAAAAATCGACAAAAGCAAGTTATACAACGGAAAGTATTTAAACTTGACAATTTCAATCAATGATTCAACAGACCAATACGGAAACAACGTAGGGTTAACAGAATCGCAAACAAAAGAAGAGCGTGATTTAAAGACTTCTAAGCGTTATATTGGTAACGGCAAAGTAGTTTATACCAATGGAGATGTAAAAGTAGCTGAAAAGCAAGAAAAACCACTTCAAACGGCATCGCAGAAGTTCGCACAACAAGAGCAAGACGATTTACCATTTTAGTATTATCCTTTTCGGTGGGTGGTTAAACCGATATTTTTAAACTAAAAACTAAAAGATTATGAGATACGTTTTATTATTTATTTTTTATTTGATAGGAGTTGTAATAACTTATAAAAAATTAAATCCTAAAGAAGATATTGATAGTATTTTAATTGGGGTATTGGCTATTCACGTATTTATTGCATTTATAGGATTAATAATATGGAGCAGTATGTAATTTTATATTGGCTTTCAAACGGAAAACCTGATAGAATGATAGTGAGTGCAGAAAGCAAAGCAGAAGCATTGAAAGAAGCGGATAAGCACCCAAGCATTATATACTATTGTGATACAATGGACAACTGGATTCAGTTCTGCGAAGATAGACGAGGGAATTATAAATAAGGGTAAAACCTTAAAAAATTAAACATAAAAACAAGGTAACTATGAAAGCATACATTGAAAAATACGGAGTTAAACACTCAATAGAAACAGATTGCGATGATGAAGATGTGTTTGAATTTACACGTAACATTTACAACTTGATGTTAACTGCTGGATATTCTAAAAATAACATTATTGAAGGCTTACAAGATATCGTTAACGAAAACTTAGAACAATGAACACTAAACAACGAAAAGACTTAGACTTGACTTTAGCGTTAACTTTACAGATGCAGTCAATTTTACACACCTTAGACGAACTATCGCACGAAGTAATCTACAAACGAGAATTTAAACAACGCTGCGAAAACTTTTACACGTGGATTGAAAAGATAGTTGAGAATGTAAGCGAACAACTACCAGCAGATTCAGCTCAAAAATGGGTTGATATTGTTAATGAAATTGATAAAATTGTTCAAAAGATTCAATTATTTGAAGATGAAAAGTAGTTAGTATATTGTATATTTGCATTGTTGCAGTCTCAAATATAGGCAACAGAAGGAATTTTAATTAACCCTTATAATGAAGTAGCTTGAGACTCTACGGATTTATAGGGGTTTTTTATTAAATAAATATTATGGCAAAAGATAAAAAAGGATTTATTCTTTATGCAGACCAAAAAGAATTGTTTGAACAATTACCAGATGAAAAAGCAGGACAATTAATCAAATTTATTATGAAGTACGTAAACGATGAAAATCCAAGTACAGATGATTTAATAATTAATTTAGCTTTTACACCAATCAAACAACAATTGAAACGTGATTTGCAAAAGTTTGAACAAACAAAGGTTAACAGAAGCATTGCAGGTAAAGCAGGAGCAGATAAAAGATGGCAAAACATAGCAAACGATAGCAAACGCATTTCAAGTATAGCAAAAATGGCTGTTAATGATAATGATAATGTTAATGTTAATGTTAATGATAAAGTAATACTTAGTATAGCAGAACGCAAAATGAATTTTGCTAACCAATTAGCTATTTATAAAAAAGATTATTCTAAAGATATACTAAACGAGTTTTATTTGTATTGGACAGAACACGGTACAAACGATAAAAAAATGAGATTTGAAAAACAAACTTCTTTTGATGTATCAAGACGTTTAAACAATTGGTTAAAAAATAGTGCTAAATTTGACACTAAAGAAAGTGTAAACGATGATTATATGAATCACGTAATGAAACAAGTAAACTTAAATAAATGATTTTAGAAAAAGGAGAA